ATCGGCCCGTAGTCTGGATACTGCTCACAGAAGTCATTCATTATGTCTTGTGCTACATACTCTATGTCAGCAGCAAGACTATACTTCATGTCTTTGCCTAGTACCCACTCTCTAAACTCTGGTGATGTCGATGCCTCTAGCTTACGGATTGCAAGGTTCTTGAATGGGGACTCGATTAGACCCCTTTGTAGATACAACTGCAAACAGCTGATCATATAGTTGTCAAATCTTAGCCACTCCTCCTCAGTCCAGTCTGAGAACAGCTGGTGTCCAAACTCATCCGCTGGCGTGAACTCCTTACGGTAGTACTGAGCTAGCTCAAGCTCCCACTTACGTCTCTCGAACGAGTTACCAGACCCCTTCACCGCATAGTTGGTAGTGATGAGAATCTTTGGTGACTCCTCGAACGGAATATAAATCTCTTGCTTGTTCTTCTTCTCTACCGTGATACCGTCCGTAACAACTGAGAACAGCTTCTCAAAGTTGAAGTTCTTCTCGATATCTTGGAACGTCATTATCTGAGTGTCTGCTGATACACGCTGATAGGTGAACGCCTTCTGGAATGAAAAGCCCTTACCATCAATCGTCACGTTCTTCTTCAGATGACTGAGTGCCGCAACGAAGATACCCTTACCAGTACCACCCTCTGGATTGTCAGATATGGTCTCGTCATTAAGTATGACTGCTGGACAGAATCCTGCTGGCTTGAAGCTGTGAAGAAGGAAACCAATCGTTGACTCCATAGATAGAATTCGCTTCTCGTCGTTGCCAGCGATGTTGTGGATGAACCTTCTGTATTCACAATCATCAACCGATGTCTTGACAAACTTTCTGTCTACCTTCTGGTTGGTCCAGATATATCCGTTCAGCTCTGGATAAGGTATCTGCTCTACCTTGTTTGCACTTATGCGTAACGCACAGTTCTTATAGTACAGATAGCAGTTGTCCTTGTCGTCACGTAGCACCTTCGGATCGATTGTAGGTAGAAGGGACAAGAACTCCTCCTTTCCTAGCTTAATCTTCTCGGCATACGCATCGTACACTGACATGTCCTCGTAGTCGTCCAGATACTCAAACACAAAGTCACGGATGCCATTGTCTGTAGTGTCTGCCATAATATTGTTAAGAACACGTACAAACACAAAGTTCTGGCTGTTGGACGGATAGTACTTGTAGTAACCATTAGCTGTTAAGAAGTCTCGGTACTTGTGGTTCACAAAGTCAACGCTACCCCTGTTGTTACGTGTCCAGAAGTTATCACCCATAACCTTGTCGGTAATGGTCTCGATAATCTCATCCGTAACCTCTGGGATGATTTCCTTGATCACATTCGATGGAATGGACTTGGATATCATGTTGGTGACGATGTTTACCTTCTCGCTGTCCTCAAACTTCTTGGTGTTGAACTCCGCTGTGTTCTTGTATGCGGAACGAACTGCTGTGGAAATCTCTGATGCAGGGAAGTCCGACTGCTCGTATTCACATATAGAACTCAATGCGGTTTCCATTGGGATGCCGTACTGGTTATATGCGGCCGCAAGTATGAAGATGTTCTTGTTGCGTGCCCCAGATACTAATCCGTAGTCCTTGTTCCACCACCGCTTAAGATACTCTATCGTTTTGTTGTCATCGTGAAGTGGAATGCTGATTTTTGTGGGTGTCTGACTGGTCTTTTCTTTAACCTTAGTCCATACATTAGATTCCTTATCAATGTAAATGTTAGGATCGTAAGACTCGTAACACACACGACTGACATCAGAACAAGCCATATCAAAATTTGGGCTGGCGTAATAATCAGCCAGAGCTTCAAAGTATCCTTTGTGGTTTTTCTCATCTTGTGGTATTTTAACTAGAACTTTTAAACCATCTCCAGATGGCGAAATAAAACATGCGTAGGTGTAACTGTCGAATTCAAGCTCAAACTTTTTTGATTGCAGCTCATCGTGGTCCTTAAAGCCATCAAAGTCTATGCATATGAATCCACTATGATGGATAAGTCCATCAGCAGACCGTTTTGAAAAGCTTCCAGAGAAACAGACGGCAGGTAACTTCTTCTTTATTACGTTACGCTCGGCCTTTGTCTGACAACTCCTTACCTCTTCACAGATTTCCCTAGACTTGCCACTCCTCACACGTTCTAGAGCAGTGTCTATCGTGATGTGGAACGGCCTGTCCGTCTTGTGTATACTCTCAAAAATAGTTACCATGAAAAGATTTTAATAGGGGTAGGCTGACTTACCTACCCCAGTGATTTGATTCAATTAAAACGGAAGCTCTTCCTCTTCTCCAGCCGCTACTGGCTGAGGCGTTGTTGTTGTTGAAACAACTACTGGCTTAGGTGTTGCTGGTCCATCTGCCTCAATACGGAACGCATCCAGTGTGTTGAACACCTTAATCTGCCCCGTCTTTGGGTCTGTCCACTCACGTCCCCTCAGATTGAACGACACCTCTACATCTTGACCAATACCTACAGTGTCCAACAGCGAACACTTGTCCTGTGCCATCTGGAACTGAATAGACTGCGGATACATCCCGTCTTTCATCTCGATTACGAACTCTCTCTTGCTGAACTTCTCAGTCACATTGACTGTAGGTCCAATCGTCTTTACGACTCCTTTTGCTTTGTACATACTACTTATTTATTAGTTGATTAAAATACTCCTTTGCATACTTGAGGGCCAGCTCCAGACGTGACTCAATCTTCTTTATGTCTGCGTCTGTCAACTCATACTCAACGTATGTTATTCGATACTTAGGGTCTAGGTGCTCTACATAGTGTAGGTCATCCTGCTCCCACTCTGGGACCAACTCCTCTGGTGTGTTCATAAGCACGTATGCTAGTCGGAACTTACGCCAGTCTTGGCCAGTCATCTTACTCTTCATATACAAGTACAGCTTGCCCTGCCACTCATACGTGCTGTTGTCGATGAATCTAGGCAACTTAGGGAAGGTCTTCTTACTCCAAGAACACTTGGTGTCAACGATCATCCTTGTCTCCTCGTCCTCGATGTCTGGATGCCCCACAAGTGCACCATAAGAAAGGTGTGACTCAGACTTCTGGAAGTTGGCGAACCATTGTGTGCTCAAGAAGTCAATAGCATACGACTCCATCATGATTCCCTTCTTGGTCTCCTTGCTGTCGAACGTAGGCTTGTAACCGTACACGTGCTGATCAACCAGCTCCTCGACGTGTGTCATAGCACCCTTGGGAAGTTTAACCTCATCTCTCTTGCGAAGCAACTCGTTCACCTTGTCCTTCTGGATGTCGGTTAGCTTATCTGATGGCTTGGATATTAGCTTGTCTAGTTCTTCTTGTTGCTTGTCAGTTAGGCCGTCCTCGCCTAGGAACAACGGGGCGGCCGTTGATGCACGAAATTTAATATCAAACATATGTTATTGGGTTAGTTTACTTTTCTGTTCTGGTGTCAAGCTGTACTTAGCTTCAATCTTCTCGATCGTGGTCTTACCTGCCATCACTGATGCGATAGCCTTCTCCAGATGTTCGTCTGGCATCGATGGCTTCTCCTGCTTAGGTATCGGACGTGTACTGAATCGCAACGCTGGGACGATGCCCTCTGGCGATGACACGTGCTCAACTCCCAAAACAATCTGCTTGCCGATGTAGTCGTTGAAGTCGAACGACTGGAAGAACTTCTCTAGTCGCTTGAAGTTAGTTCTGTTGACAACCATAGGCTTATCAAACTCTCTGAGCTTAACGAAGGGGCGTTGCTCCTTCCCTGCCTGCGATGTAAACTCTCCTTGATATATGTTTTCGATCGTAACGATCACGGACTCATACTTACCGTCTCTTTCTAAACTGTAGCTGCCGAGATACTTCTCGTCACTAAACATTTGTCTCCAGTGCATATTAAATTTGAATTATTGGGTTACAAAGCTATTATTTTTTTCTGAAAGTTCAACATATCTGAGCAATTTATTTCTCAACATTCCTCTCCTTCCTTCCAGTTCCTCACAAATCTCGTGGTTTCCACGTCCCCTCTCAAGTACTATCAAGGCATCAACCTTGCGTAGCCTCTCTTTATACGTGTCAATACAAACATTATAACATCCTGCAAGCCATCCTTTCTCTTCGAACATCTTGTACTGCGAGTCTGTTACCTTCTTGTAGAAGTCTCCACCGACCATTGCGTTGTTAATCTCTATCGAGCCGTCTCTCATCTGCTCAATCTTTACACCGTGGTCCATATACCAATGTGTGTCTGGGTTTCTCTCATCACCCGTCCAGTACAACGTGATGTACGGATCTTCTTCTAAGTCATTCCA